CAAGGTGGACGGCCTGACCGAGGAGTTCCGCTCCCGCGAGGGCCGCGATAAGCTCGCGGAGATGTACTTCGACGCCGAGAAAAAGGGCCAGCCATGGTTCATCCCCTCGGAGGCCTTCTCCGTCGAACAGGTGAAGCCATTGAACCTGACCGACCTCGCCATCAAGGACAGCCTCGAGCTCGATAAGCGGGCCGTCGCCGCCATCTTCGGCATCCCGCCCTTCCTGATCGGCGTCGGCCAGTTCAACCTTCAGGAATATCAGCACTTCGTGACCACGCGCCTCATGGCCGTGGCGCGGATCATCGAGCAGGAGATGACGCGCGGCATCCTCTGGTCTCCGGACCTCTACCTCGCGTTCAATCCGCGCTCGCTCTATAACTACTCCATGAGCGAGCTGGTGACCGTCGGCACACAGCTCATTGATCATATGGCCATGCGCCGCAACGAGCTCCGCGACTGGCTCGGGCTCCCGCCCGACGCCGACATGGACGAGCTGCTGGCGCTCGAAAACTATATCCCCGCAAATCGCCTGGGCGACCAGGCGAAGCTCATAAATCCAGACGAAGGAGGTGAGAACGATGGAAACACGGACGACCAGACAGACCCGGACCTGTGACGCCCGCTTCCAGACCCGCGATGAGAACGCGGAGAAACGGATCGAGGGCTATTTCTCGGTATTCGGCTCGGATTACGAACTATGGCCCGGCGCGACTGAATCCGTGGACGCCCACGCCTTCGACGGAGCGCTGGAGGACGACATCCGCTGCCTGACCGACCACGAAAGGCGCCTGGTCCTGGGCCGGACCACCGCCAATACGCTGACCCTCCGCGTCGATGAACACGGCCTATGGGGATCGGTCCTGATCAATCCGGATGACCAGGACGCCATGAACCTCTACGCCCGCGTACAGCGTGGGGACGTCTCGCAATGCTCCTTCGGCTTCGACATCCTGGATGAGGAGTACGAGCACCGCGCCGACGGCACCGACCACTGGACCATCAAGGCCGTGAAGCTCTACGAGGTATCGGTCTGCACCTTCCCGGCCTACCAGGCCACCGAGGTCCAGGCCCGGAAGGATGAGCTCCAGACCATCCGCCGCCGAGAGACCGAAGCCTATAAACAGAGCCTGCTCGCCAGGCTGAACCGCTATGAAAGGAGTTAAGATCCGATGGCATTGAAACAGTTGCTGCTGACGCGCAAGATCGCGTCCCAGCGCTCCGCGCTGGAAAAGCTCCAGGCCGCGAAAGCGGAGCTGGACGAAAAACGCGCCGCTTTCCAGACCCGTGAAGCCGAGCTGGAGGAGGCCGTGAAAGAGATCACCGAGGAGACCGAGGAAGCCGTCAAGGCGGAGCTCGACGCCGCCGTGGCGGAGTTCGAGGCCGAGGTCGCCCAGGTGGAGGCCGACCAGGCCGCCAACGCCCAGGAGATCGCCGCCATGGAGACCGAGATCTCCGATCTCCAGGCCGAGCTCGATGCGCTCAACGCCAAGGTCGAGGATGCCCCGACCGAATCTGAACCCGCGGACGATGAAGCCCGCGCCAACAAGGAGGTATATTCCATGAACACCCGCTCCATTTTCGGCACCGCCGAACAGCGCTCCGCCCTCTTCGCCCGCGAGGACGTGAAGTCCTTCGCGCAGCGCCTCCGCCAGCTCGGCAAGGAAAAACGCGCCGTCAGCGGCGGCGATCTCCTGATCCCTGAGATCATGCTGCCCATGATCCGCGAACAGGTCGAGCAGTCCTCCCAGCTGCTGTCCTATGTGAACGCCCAGAGCGTCGGCGGCAAATCCCGTGAGACCATCATGGGCACCATCCCCGAGGGCGTCTGGACCGAGATGTGCGCCAACCTGAACGAGCTGAGCCTGACGTTTAATGACGCAGAGGTCGACGGCTACAAGGTCGGCGGCTACATCCCCGTTTGCAACGCGCTGCTGGAGGACAACGACGTGAGCCTCGTATCCCAGGTCCTCTTCGCGCTGGCCCGCGCCATCGGCCTGGCCCTCGACAAGGCCATCCTCTACGGCACCGGCACCAAGATGCCCATGGGCATCGTGACCCGCCTCGCGCAGACACAAGCGCCCGCCAATTATCCCACCACCGCCCGCGCCTGGGCCGACCTGCACACGTCCAACGTGAAGTCCATCACCGCGGCCAACTCCACCGGCCTCAAGCTCTTCCAGAGCCTGATCGAAGCCTTCGGCGCGGCGAAGAAGAAGTACGGCGCCGGCGGCAAATTCTGGGCGATGAATGAAGCCACCCATATGAAGCTCGTGTCTGAAGCGCTCAACTTCAACGCCACCGGCGCGATCGTCACCGGCGTCAACGGCCAGATGCCCGTCATCGGCGGCGCGATCGTCGAGCTGGACTTCATCCCCGACAACGTGATCATCGCCGGCTATGGCGAGCTCTACCTGCTGGCCGCCCGCGCGGGCGTCGAGATCGCGAGCTCAGAGCACTTCATGTTCACGGCGGACAAGACCGTCTACAAGGGCACGGCCCGCTATGACGGCCAGCCGGTCATCGCGGAGGGCTTCGTCGCCATCGGCATCGCCGGCGCGACAGTGGCCGCCAACGCCGTGTCCTTCACTGCGGACACCGCCAACAGCTGATGGAAGAGGGAGGTGACACCCCATGACCGACAGGACCGCCGCCCTGAGTCTCGTCAAACAGCGGCTTAACCGGCTCGAGGGCGACACCTCCCTCGACAGCTATCTCGAGGCCCGGATCGAGGCCGCGGAGGATTACGTTTTCAAACGCGGCATCTGGACCACCGCCTCGACCCGGGACCTGATGCTGGTCGTCGACGTCGCCGTGTGGATGTACCAGTCCCGCGACCAGGCCGGCGACATGCCGCTCTGGCTCAAAAAGATGATCCGCGACCGCTGGCTGGAGGAGGTGCGGCCCCGTGATCCTTGATTCCGGCATCTGCACCGTCTTCCGCGATGTGAACCTCTCCGATAACGGCGACATGCCGCGCCGCGCCTACGCCCGCGTCTACCAGAGCTGGTATGGCGAGTTGTCCTTCGAGACCTCGCCCGTCCGGCCCAGCGAGGGCCGCGAGGAGCTGCGGACCGACGCCCGCATCCGCGTTTTGCAAAACCGGACGCTCCGCCAGGGCGACGTCGTCGCGCTGGAGGCGCTGACCGACTTCTTCGACCGTGACCCGGACCGGCCCATCTACCGCATCACCCGCGCGTATCACGGCGTGGACGACGCCGGACCGACGGAGATCTCCGACCTCTCGCTGGAGGTGACCGAACCGTGACCCTCTCCGAGATCAAGGCGCTGCTGATGGACGCGATCCCCACCGAGACCGTGACCCACTACTTCAGCACAGCCACCACCAAGGATTACACCTACTGGGAGGAGACGCGCCGCCTGCCGCTGACCGCGGACGATGGACACGATGAGGCCTGGCGCTTCTATGTCCATCGCTACACCAAGCGCGAGGACGACCCCGTCGCGGCCCGGCTCTACGCCGCCCTCGACGCGGATCCGCGCGTCGCCGTCGCCTGGACCACCGACTACGATCAGGCCTCCGGCTATATCCACCACATATTCGAGTGCGAGGGCTATTGACATGGCCCGCTTCGATACATCGGGCCTGGATGACCTCATCCGCGACATGACGCGGATGGGCGAGCGCTCCGGCGAGATCGCCCACGCGATGGTGGACGCGGGCGTCGAAGAGATCCGCGAGTGCTGGCGCGATTCGGCTGAGGCCCATGGCCACCGGGACACCGGAGACATGATCGCGTCCATCGGCTCCGGCCCCTTCATCGACATGAATGACATCGTAGCGAAGGACGTCTACCCGCTCGGGAAGGACCATAAGGGCGTCCGGAACGCGGAAAAGGCGTTCGTTCTCCACTATGGGACCCGCAGCATCCCCGGCAGCTACTGGGTGGACGACGCCGACGACAAGGCCGAGCCGCGCGTCCAGTCCCGCCTCGAACAAATCTGGGCCGACTACCTCGCCACTGGGAAGATCCCGACCATCGCCACCGACAAGTCCGGCGATGGCGTCACAAAAGTAACAAAGTGACAAGCACAAACGCTGTCATCCTGAGCGTGCCTGTGGCACGCGAAGGACCCGTTCTGTAGCTCAACGTGTTGCTCTTCCGACAGGGAGGCCACCTGGGTCGAACCATATCACTCTTGCAGCTACCTGGGTCGAACCATATCACTATTCAACAACTGACCTACCGAAAGGAGATCACTATGGCATTTATTGGAATGCGTAAGGTCGTCGCCGCGCCGATCGCCACCGAGCCCAGCGGCGATATGCCGACCTATTCCGCCGGTTTCGTCGTCGGCAAGGCGATCGTCGGCAACCTGACCATCAACCGCTCAGACAACCCGCTCTTCGCGGATGACGCTATCGCGGAAAACGACAACGGCATCACCTCGATGAGCCTGGAGCTCGGCGTCGACGACATCGACGAGGACACCCGCGTCAAGCTGCTCGGCCTCGTGACCGAGGGCGAAGGCACCTCGCAGCAGTACCTGGACACGGACGCCTCCGCGCCATATGTCGGCACCGGCTATATCCGCCTCCGACGCAGGGCCGGCGTCACCAAATACCAGGCGCTCTGGTATCCGAAAGTCCAGTTCTCCGAGACCGCGGAGAACACCTCCACCAAGAGCGAGTCGATCGAGTGGCAGACGCCAACCATCACCGGCACCGTCTTCGGTGTGGACGGTCCCAACAACTCGAAGGTATTCCGCATCAAAAAGCTCTTCGACACCGAGGCCGCCGCTTATGCCTGGCTGACCGACAGCTCCAAGGCCCACATCGGCTAACCAAAACACCCACCACACACGGCGAGGCTCCCTCCTCGCTGTGTGTGTTTTTTGCGTTTTATTGCAATTTTTCAACTTGCTACATTGCGCTCATAACTGATATCGCGTCCCATCCGCAACAGGCTGTCATCCTGAGCCGCCGGATAGGCGAGCGAAGGATCTGTTCTGTGACACAACGCGTTGTTATTCCGTTAGGGAGGCCACCTGGGTCGAACCATATCACTCTTGCAGACCCCCGGGTCGAACCATATCAATTCATAGGGAGGACATCATGAACACCGTTAAAATAGCTGGCCGCACCTTCGATCTCGCGTTCACCCTCGACGCCCTGGCCGCGCTTGAGGATCTGGACCCCAACTTCGACATTTCCAAAGTCGCCGAGATGGCCCACAAGCCGCGCGGGCTGGGCGACCTTGTTTTTGCCATGGCCCAGCAGGGCGAGCTGCTCGCGGGCCGGCCCTTCGACGTCTCCCGCGCCTGGATCGGCGCCCACCTCTCCCCGTCCCCGCGGAAGCTCTCCGAGGTCCAGGTGGCGGTCCTCAACGCCCTCGCCGACGGCCTCCGCATGGAGACCGAGTCCGACGAGGAGGAGGGCGAGAAGGACGTCGTCCT